ATCACCGAAGACACCCTTTACAAGTGGCTCTCCACTGGTGGCATGCCCGTCCAAATGATTCCAATGTATGAAAACGTTTGTGGCATTGATTACGTCACGCGATACATGGTTTATCGCAGCCACAAATTAATGATCGACATTCCAACGGGTAAAGCTGCTGGTGAAGTCAGTGTGGCTGAGTTACAGCAAATATCAGCCGAAGCCATGACGCTATTAATTCGCTTTTATCGTGATGGAGAAGCACCGGAAATGGTTGCTGCAGCATTAACGCAATTAATGGCAGATGTTGCTTATCACCGTGAAAACGTTTTAACCCAGCCAGGCTTAGAATTTGATGGAGAAGATGAATGAGCAAGGAATGGTTCAGTGCTGCTGAGTTAGCTGGATTAGTTGGTGTACCAAAATATGTCAGAGGTATCACTTTAACGGCTAAACGAAATGGCTGGGAATCCCGTAAACGTAGCGGCCGTGGTGGAGGTTATGAATACCACCTATCAAGCCTACCCGTAGAAACCCAAACAGTACTGGTAAAAAAGTCGGTACCAGAAACCATTCCAGTCAAAGTGGATCGTCAAGCAAATCACTTCACCTATGACAAACACGAACTGTGGACACACTTCGATAGTAAGCCACAAAAACAAAAAGACGAAGCACAACGTCGTTTAATTATCCTGCTGCAGATAATGGCCCTGGTCGAGACTGGTGGCATGACGCTCACTAATGCCATGCAAAGTGTTGCTGATCAGAATGCTGTCAGCTGGGGAACGATTAAAGGCTGGTATCACGGAACCAGTAATAAGCCAGGGGTTAAATATTATGATCGAACTGATTGGCTCGCCGCCTTGGTTCCTGGCTTTGTTGGCCGTACAGCTATTGCTGATATTGATGAACAAGCCTGGGAGTTTTTTAAAGCTGATTATTTACGTCTCGAACAACCAACCTCATCAGCCTGTTACGGCCGACTTGAGCGAGCAGCTGCAGAATATGGCTGGACCATTCCATCTATCAAAACAATAGAACGTCGCATCAGCGATATCCCGCACACCATCCGCGTATTAAAACGCGAAGGTGAAGCCGGTTTAATGAGTCTTTATCCGGCTCAAAAACGTACCGTAAAAGAGCTTCACGCACTCGAATGGATTAATGGTGATGGTTATCAGCACAACGTCTTTGTGCTCTGGCCAAATAATGAGATTGACCGACCGAAAACATGGTTCTGGCAGGATGTTTACAGCCGTAAAATATTAGCCTACCGCGTCGACATGACCGAAAACACCGACCAAATCCGCCTGAGCTTTGGCGATTTGGTAGAAGAATATGGCATCCCACAACACGCCACAATTGATAACACCCGAGCAGCTGCAAACAAATGGATGACAGGCGGCGTTCGCAACCGGTACCGCTTCAAAATTAAAGAAGACGATCCTATTGGATTATTGCCTGCACTTGGCGTTCAGATCCATTGGACATCTGTCCACAATGGCCGTGGCCATGGCCAGGCCAAACCGATTGAACGTTCATTCGGTGTAGGTGGTATTGGTGAAGTGGTCGACAAGCATCCCGCTTTTTCAGGTGCCTATACCGGTAAAAACCCAACGGCCAAGCCTGAGAACTATGGCAAAAAGGCTGTTCCGATCGAAAAGTTTCTGGATGTACTCCAGCAAGAAATCACCGCCTGGAATGCACGCACCGGCCGACGCACTGAAATGGCTGACGGTGATAAAAGCTTTGATCAGGTTTTCAATGAAAGCTATGTAAACGCGCCCATCACCAAAGCCACCAACGAACAACGCCGTATGTGGATGCTCTCAGCTGAAGCCATAAAAGTTCAACGTGATGGCACATTCAGCCTGGATGCTGGTAGTGCGCACAGCAAGAAAAACCGTTATCACTCAGAAGACCTGTTCGATTACGCCGGCAGTAAAGTCGTGGTGCGTTTTGACCCCGAATCACTACATGAATCGGTCTACGTCTACACCCTGGATGGTCGTTACATTTCCATTGCTAACTGTATAGAAGCCACCGGCTTTGGCAATACAGAAGCCGCTCGCAGCTTCAAGAAACAGCGTCAGCGCTTTATGAAGGCACACAAGATTGCGGCTAAAGCTGAACTGGCCATGGATGAAATGACCGTTGCCGATCGCATGCCACGCCTTGAAACCACCGAAGTTGTGGATCCAAAAATTGTGCGTGTGTTACGCCCGGAACCGAAACTCGGCAGACCGGTACCACAGCCACAACTCACCGAAGAACAAAAGCAGGATATGCAGCAATTCCAGGCGCAATTCTCCGAACAAGAAAACACCGTAAAAGCCATCCGAGAAGATGATTCCAGAACACGCTTTCAGCGTTGGTTGAATTTGGATGCGCGACTGCATGAAGGGCAGCAGCTATCAGCTGCTGATCAGAAATTCTGGGCGATGTACCAGAAAGGCGATGAATACAGATTCATGAAAGATTTCATTGCCGATTTTGAAGACTTCGATTTGACGATCGAAGCCTAAAAAAGAACCCGCTGGCAGGCGGGTAGTTAAAACAAAACTGAGGTTAATAATGACAATAAATAACAACGTGGTCAACTTGGGAGTGGAACAGTCCGCCACCACCGCACCGCTCAAGAACGTCATGCTATGCACGCGATTACTTGAGCAAGCTATGAACCGACCATCACATTTACCCGGTATGGTCACTTTCTTTGGGCCCAGTGGATGGGGCAAGAGTTTTGCAGCAGCTTATGCTGCCAACAAATATCGTGCTTATTACGTTGAGTGCAAATCCACCTGGACCAAAAAAGCACTGCTCAGCTCAATCCTAAAAGAAATGGGCATTCAAACAGCCTCAACCATCTATGAAATGACAGACCAAATCAGTGAGCAATTGGCTCGCAGCGGCCTGCCGCTCATCATAGATGAAATGGATCACATCGTTGAAAAGCGAGCGGTCGAAGTCATTCGCGATATTTACGAAGGATCCAACGCACCCATCCTGATGATAGGTGAAGAAAATATCGACACCAAGCTGCTCAAATGGGAGCGGTTTCATAATCGGATGCTTGCCTGGCAAGGAGCTCAACCTGCAGACCTGGAAGACACTCGCCAACTGGCTCGACTCTATTGCCGTGATATCACCATTGAAGATGATCTGTTAATCAAGATCCAACGCGAAAGCATGGGCGTTGCTCGCCGAATCTGCGTCAATCTAAACCAGGTTCAACAGGCAGCTTACTCGGCTGGTACCGACACAATCGATCTGAAAATGTGGGGCCAAAAACAGCTCTATACCGGCAGTGCACCACGGAGGAAGGTGTCATGAAAAAGCCTATCCACATCAGCCGATTAACCGGAAAGCTCACTGGCCGTGATGCTGTCTGGACTGTTATTCGCCAGCTTGGCCAGTTCAGCATTATTGATATAGAGCTCAAAGCCGAATCGCTGAAATCCTGTGACAAGGTCAACCGTGAAACCATTCGCACCTATATCACAGGTCTCGAAGCCGCTGGCTATATCGAACGCTTACCCCGTGAAGAAAGCGTCCGTTCACGGCTTAGCTGGAAGCTCATCAAAGATATCGGTGTGCATGCTCCACGCGTTAACAAAAGAGGTGAAGCCTCAAACCAGGGCAGTAACCGTGAACAGATGTGGCGGACTATGCGAATCCTCAGTGACTTCTCCGCATTGGATTTGGTCGCCGTAGCCTCAACCGAACAAGTCCAAATCAATGAAGTAGATGCAAAAAACTACCTCATACATTTGAACAAAGCGGGTTACCTCAAAGTGTTATCAGCTGCCAGTAATGGCGGTGGATTAACCCGCTACAAACTCTTACCAGGTATGAACACAGGCCCACGGCCACCCATGGTGCAACGCATCAAGCAAGTGTTCGATCCTAATTTGAATATGGTCATGTGGCCAAAGGACGGTGAGTAATGTTGATTTTAACCAGACGTATTGGTGAAAGGCTGGTCATCGGTGATGACATTGTTGTGGAAGTACTGGGTGTAAAAGGCAATCAGGTCCGTATTGGTGTTGATGCCCCAGCCAGTACCCGTGTTGATCGAGAAGAAATCCGCAAGCGGATATTAGCCGAACAATCACATAGTAAAAAACACTGCATACATGGCGTCACGCTATATGGCACACGTTGCCTGACCTGTGAGCGTGAGAAAACCGGTACCCATAACACAGCACCGACATACAGAGACTATCCAAATGATGGAGGTGCAGCATGAACAAGCGTTTATGTGACTCAATTATGGCTTATGTAGTTGACCATGGCCAAGGTGCGATGTTTGGCATCAATGGCGTGGTGAATAGTTTTGAAAATAAAGCCACTTCAGGTGACGTTGCCGATGCGTTGGATTATCTAATTACCAATAAAAATCTGAAGTTTGTTGGGCGATATGCTTTTGGATTAGGTACCGGGGCAGAATTGAATGAATATATTTTTAAAGATTATTCAACAGATGCCTTGTATCCATTGCCACCACAGGAGCACCTGACAGCATATCACCAGTTATTTTCTGCTGATTCCGCGAAGACACCGAAAAAGCCAAAACAACCCAGAACACCTAAAAAACCGAAGGCAGAAAAGCCAGCAAAACAATCAATAGCGAAAAGTGCTGATATTCCATCTTTTACTGGTGAAGCAAGCAAGGTAATTAGAAAAGGTGGTGCTTTTATTGAAGTGCCAAATTCAGAGCGCGTGCCTGATGTCTTTGCTGAAATCGACCAACTGAGCCGCAAGCTGCAATCAGCAGATATCAAAGACAGAGAACTGAAATGCAGCGTGCTGATGAGGCTTTCTAAAGTCATGGGCCCAGGCATCAGCAAAGTGCTCAGCGACATCCATGCCGATTATGAGGGGAAGACCTTATGAGCGACTGGATAGCTGTACTCAAATCTGAGTGTGAACGCACTTCACAGAATCGCGTGGCCATCGTATTACGCCAGTCTGATGGTTTTCCATCGCCGACTGTGATCAATCAAATCATCAAGGATAAATATCCCGGCCGAACTGACAGGCTCAAAGCCCTGGTGGAAGGCAAATTCATGTCCGGTACGGTGACGTGCCCGGTGATGGGCGATATCCCTAGTGACCAATGTATTGAATACCAGGGCCGTCAGTTCGCGGCCACCAACCCAACACGCGTCAAGCTTTATCAAGCCTGCCGTGGCGGATGTCTGCACAGCAACATCAAGGAATAAAACAATGAATATGACGATGACAAACAACGAAATCATCAGCAAAAAAATGAATGATGTTATTCATTGCCTGGCTGAGTTGGCCCGCCGTGGTTGCACCATAACGACCGTGGAAATCAAAGATGGCAAGCCTCGCATCACTATCGCGAGCTTTCATAAATCGCCTGGTGGTTTACAAGGCGGCACCTTAATGCGAATCAAGCAAGGTGATCGCCGTCTGGAAACTTATGCCACTGAGCTGAAAGGCTGCCAGGTCATGTGGAAGATTCCAGCATGAGCCAGCCAACCAAAGAGCAATGGACAGAAATCCAAGGCCAGCTAAATAGTCAGTTCACCACCACATATCTGGATTGTGATGGCTACCTGATTGCAGCTCGGATGGTTCGTGACAAGAACAAATTAGTGATTCAGGTTTATGTGGATGGCTATATCGATGGCAAATGGATCAAGTCGGTTAAGACCATTGATGAATTTGCTGAAGTGCCAAAACGATTCTATCGACATGCCCGTAAAAACATATGGCCACGAAAGTTGGTTAAGGATATGGAAAAGCTATTAGGCAAGCGGCGCTGTAAAGAAGAAGGTTATTACGGCGAACGTTACACCTCATTTCCATGGTTTAACTCAGCTGAAACATTTATCAGCCATCTGAAGAAACACAACCAATCCATAGAGCTGCTGGACCACACCACCTATCAGCAGCGATTAACCGCCAAACAAGCCCAGGAGCAAACCGCATGAACCAAACAAACGAAGGTTTCAAAATCAATGCACAGGGTCACCATGTGCCGGTGGCCAAAATCAAAGAAGTGGATCTCGATCGTGATGAACTGATTGATGAGTTATTCAAAGAAGCCAACGATGTGCGTCACGCCATGATTCGATTCAAGCAAAAAGCCATGAGTGATGTCACTGCCTTTGTCGAGTTGGTTGCCGAGAAATACGGCGCCAAGTTAGGCGGTAAAAAAGGCAATATCAGCCTGGTCAGCTTTGATGGCCGTCGCCAAATCCGCATCCAGATAGCCGAGCATCTACACTTTGATGAACGCGTCCAGGTAGCCAAGTCACTCATTGATGATTGCATTAATGAATGGAGTGCTGATTCCAATGACAACATCAAAGCCTTAATTGAACACGCATTCAAAACCAACACCGATGGTCAGTTAAACACTGGCCGTATTCTCGGTCTGTTGCGACTGGAGATTGATGATCCGAAATGGCTGGAAGCCATGGAAGCACTCAAAGACTCCATCCAGGTCATTGGCTCCAGTGCCTATATCCGTTTCTATGAACGGCCATCACCCGATGCCAAGTTCCAAAACATTCCACTTGATTTGTCAGCGCTGTAGTTCCGGTAATGAGTGAACTTCGTAATCCAATATGCCTAATGCGGTTAGTGATGTATTCATTGAATAAGCGTCGGCTGATTTCTGGTCATGACTTTACTTCAGCCCCATACGAAACGCCGGACAATATTCATATCATCCATTGCAAAACCTGTGGTTATGAATCTGTAGCCTGGTCTTGGGGCTCTGTTAAGGACTATAAATAATGACCAACAGACAAAAACTCATCCAGCTAGTCCACATCGGTGCCGGAAAGCTATTCCCCAAAGACGATGATGCACGTCGTGCCTGGCAAGAGCAGCACACTGGTAAAACCTCCTGCAGCAAGATGAGCAACGAGGAACTGGAAGTGCTGGTCAAGCTGCTCAAAGAAGCCAAAGCCATCACCGTTAAGCCGCCCAAACGTGCTGGCCGTAAGCCCTTTAACCCCAGCCCATATATGAAAAAGATTGAGGCGATGCTGTCTGATATGCAGCTCAGCTGGCAATACGCCGAGGCCATTGCCTGGCGTTTAACCGGTGGCAAAGGTGAACGAACTGGTCAGCCTGGCATGGTCCGTCTGGAGTGGGTCAAAAAGCGCGAACACTTTGAAGGCATCATTGCTGCCCTGCATCAAGAACAGAAAAAGCGTCAGCTGTTAAATGGCATAGAGCATTGCCTGAATGCATTAAATCTGCACCAAGACTACGTGGAAAAACTGATTGCCGGTCGCAAGAATGCCGAAAAATGGCAGCGCGATCTGCCTCTGCTGCAGGCCACATTTGACCACCTCTATGAAAAGCTGGAGTTCATGAATGCAGCTCAGTAGATGCCCATCATGTCACAGCCGCATTTCGCTCGAAGCTATCGTCCAGGATAAATCTGCCAGTGATTTATTGGGCATGCTGATTGACCTGCCAGAAGGCTTTGGTCGTGCCCTGGTCAACTACCTGGCATTATTCCGCAGCAATAAACGCGACCTGGCCAATGACCGGGCGTTAAAACTCGCCAATGAAATACTCGCCATCAGTGATGACAAACCACGCCTTGGCAACGCCATGCTGGAAACCGTCCAGGCCATGCGCATCAAACAGGATGAAGGCAGTTTCAAACCACTCACCAATCACAATTATTTAAAGCGCGTCTTTGAAACCGTCACCTATTTACCGGCAATTAAACCGTCTTTAAATACTTCACAAATGACCGTAACGGGTGGCCGTAATCAATCCAAAGCAGCAATGGCCATAGACATGCTGAAGCAATATCCATCGCCTCCTGAAGTTGATGAATGGTTCACCCGAACGGTCTGCGGCGCCATGGCGGAAATGATGATTATGGGCCTGGAAAATGTGCCGGCATTCGACACCATGAATTTAGTGATCGAACGTTTCATAAACGAACTCTGGCCAAAGCGTGAATGGCAACGCAATCATCCATTCCGGGGTGCAGAGCGATTGCACCGGGCGTTTATGGAAACTGCCGAAACCACCAAGCGCTGGCCAAACATTAAAGACGTATTAAGTCTGGTACCGCGACAATGAACTTGCCGGATTACTTACCACCCGTAGCACGCGAGATAGCTGAAGTCATTGGTCTCGATGGCCTCATGCGTCTCGTAAAACACTATGGCGGTATTGTGATCCGGGTGCCTGGTCGTGGCGACTTAAAACAAATCTTAACTCCAGAACAATACAAAGAATTCACCCATACATTCCGTAATGAAAAAATAGCCATACCCAAGCTGCAGGCACAACTGGTACAAATGGCCATCGCGGAAACCAAAAGACTTGATGAAGAAGGTTTCACCAGGGCGGAAATTGCTCGTCAGTTGGGCATCACCGAACGAGCTGTTTATAATCGGCTAGCGGTCAGTCAGGATGATGACCGTCAGGCCAAGCTTTTTTAAGGAATTGAAATGAAAAAAATAATCTTATGCATGTGTTTAGTATTCAGTGCAGCAGTCACAGCTGCGGATCAGCCAACCAAAGATGAACAGCTTTTATTCACCGCGTGGTGTGATGCCTATACTGCTCAAGGCTTATTGTCGCTGGCTGCTAACCGGATGTATGGCCCTATAAGCGCATTAACTGACGAACAATATGAAGCACGTCGTGACTGGATAAACGAAAATTACAGCCTTGCTGATCAGAGATTTACTGAGCGCACCGGGCATGACTATTTTGAGATAGATGCCTATGCAATTGAAAATGGTTGGACCAATCAGTGCCAGATTACTGACCAAATACAGTGAACCCCGCCCATTAGTGTTTTCTATAATATGTTGGTTGTTTAACCATCACTGGAAATTTAAACATTTCAATGCTGAAGGCCAAAAGGTCTGGCACTGTAAACGCTGCAAAAAGGTGTCAGTAAGCGTGAAAATTGCACGATAATGAGAACCATGATTTACTAATTACATCCCTCTACCAATACGCCCTGAAACCTTTCAGGGCGTTTTTGTTTATGGCCATACGCATCATAGCGCCATGAATGAACAAAATTATTCCCAGACCTTTCTGACCGCCGTCAATCATCTGCTTAAGGTGGAAGGCGGCTATGTGGATGACCCAACCGACAATGGTGGTGAAACCAACTATGGCATCAGCAAGCGTCAATACCCTCAGTTAAATATCATCAAGCTGACCATGGATGAAGCCATCTATCTCTATCACCGTGATTACTGGCTGGCCAATAAACTTGATCAGCTCCCGCCAGTCTATGCCTGCTTTCTGTTTGACGCCCTGGTCAACCATCGCCCAAAAACCGCAATCAAGTTTCTGCAGCAAGCTCTACGTGCTACGCCAGATGGCATCCTTGGCCCGCAAACCAGAGCAGCTGCCAAGCAGTTTTCTCAAAACCTAGAACACACCGTCGAAACAATCACCTGGTGTTTAAGTTACCGAGCCGATTTTTATCATGATCTAGTCGTGGATAACCCAAGCCAGGAGCGCTTTATTTTGGGTTGGATGCGTCGTTTGTTTTCTCTTCAACAATTCATTCTCACCGAGGTAATCCATGGAACCGATTAGTATCGCGCTGGCACTCGCGCAGTTTGTGCCTGGGCTCACCCGCATGTTGATGGGCGATAAAGCAGCCGATGTTGCTGAAAAAGTTGTCCAGGTCGCTAACACCGTCACCGGCAAAGACGATCCGTCAGAAGCCCTGCAGCAAATTAAACTGAACCCGGAACTACAGCTGCAACTTCAGAAAGAAGTCAATCAGCTCATCATCGCTGAAATGGAATCCGACCTGAAGCGACTAGAAACCATCAATGCCACCATGCGAGTAGAGGCGCAAAGCAATGACGTCATGGTCAGACGCTGGCGCCCGTATTTTGGCTATGCCGTCGCTATCAGCTGGTTTATTCAAATGATGGCGCTTAGTTACATAATCCTTTTTCGGCCAGAACAATCGGCCACCGTCATATCCGCACTCAGCGAACTCTCTGTCATGTGGTCAGTAGCACTCTCCGTGCTGGGCGTTTATGTCAACAAGCGTTCAGAAGACAAAGCCGTTGCTGCAGGTCGTGAATTACCCATCGGCATTTTTGGAGCCGTTGCCCAGCGGATAGCAGGTTCTAAGTAATGGTGGATGTGTATGACCGGGCACAAGAGCGTGAGCAAGAAGACCGTGAACGCGCCATCCAGAATCAGCTGCTCAGAGGTCGCGAAACTGAAACACCAGATGAAGTCGACGGTATTCGCTACTGCCTGGACTGTGGCCATCAGATTGACTTACGTCGATTAGAGTCCAGACCAGAGTCTGTTCGATGTGTGGATTGCCAGAACTTTAAGGATGTAAGGAGTAAACGTTAAATGGGACAAGAGGTACAGCTCTGGCTGAATATCATCGTGTTGCTTTGCTTGCTGGCCAACACGCTATACACCTGGATAACTATTCGGCATAAAGCCAATAAAGCGGCTATTGATGAACTGTCAGCAGAGGTTAACACCTTAAAAACTTCCGTGAGCGTATTAGAAGACCACAGGAAAACGGCACCCACACATACGGATATGGGCAACCTTTATAACCGAGTGAATGAAGTGAACGGCAAGCTGGAGAATGTCACAGGGTCATTGGATGGCATCAAGACACAACTGAGTTTAATAACCGAGTATCTGATTAGTGGAGGTAAACGGTGAGTGATTTTAATCAACTGGTGACCCACGCTGTGCGCCTGGCCATTCTGCAAGTACTCGAACAGGATCCGGACTACAGCCACAATGAACACGTCTTGCAAACCGTGTTGGCCAGCCTTGGCTATAACCTTTCCGGTGACAGGGTCCGGACAGAAATGCGCTGGCTGGAAGAACAGCAACTGGTATCTGTTAACGAAATCGGCAGTTTATTAATCGCCAGAATCACCGGCCGTGGTGTCGATGTGGCACTAGGCCGCAGTCGTGTGGATGGCATTGCGAGGCCCAGACCATGACCAAATATAAAAAACTGATCAACCTGGTTCGCTCCTGGATGCCTAAGCGTCATCACGTTGAAAAAGCAATGCTGGGTTTAGCGTTTATCCTCACATTGATTAAATCGTGGTTGCCGGGTTTCAAAGATATTGTCAGGGCGTTCATGTTTATTGCGGTGATGAT